GCATCTTTAACGGGCCATGCTCTTCAGGTAATCCGTAAGACTGAATTGTTTGCTGATAGTGTAAGCAGGTAGCGAACCCACTTACACCTAGTTGACTATAGTTATACTTGCATTCAACTATTTGTCAACACTTTTTTATCTGGCTGAACCAGATATATCATAGATAAACTTTCCTGTCCGAATAGCTTCCATGATTTCATCAGAACGCTTCTCGTATTCTTGAGCAGACATCTTTTGAACTTGTGATTCACGAATGTAGCTGGATGCTTCATCATCCTGTGGCTTGCTACGTGAGTTGCGTGTGTCAACTGATTTAGCAGCATCCTTAGATGTGCTTTTCTTTTTTGTTTTAATGCCACGGTCTGCTTTGTACAAGTCAATTGCTCGTGCTGCAGAACGTGCATCATTGTCATTTTCATACAATGCGTCTTGGACCCACTTAGGCTGTTCTTCTGCCCACTCGTGGAAATCGTCATCGTCACGAATATCGCCAAAGTCAGGATGCAGTCGCATAAGTTCTGCTTCTGCCTTTTCTTTGGTTGCTGACTGCTGCATCTCATCAATAACTTTCATACGCTCTTCAAGAGCAGATGATTGTTCAGATGCTTTTTTCATTGCAATTGTTTCAACGATTGCTGCTACATCAGGATAATCTTTTGTCCATTGTTCAATGTCCTCATCGGACTTAGGCAGTTTCATTTCTTTTTTAGTTGCGGCAGACAACTGAGTTTTAAGTTCGTTTAGTTGGTCTTGAAACTCTTTTTCTTTATCCTGCATATGTCGGCGCAGGTCACCGTAACGCTTCTTAAATGTTTTCTCTTCTGCGTTTGCCGGTTTAGCTTCTTGCTCTCCAGATGCTTTTTCTGTTGCATCTTCCTGCTCTTTAATAAGCTGTTCCAATTCTTCTTCTTCCATTTTGCGTTTTTCTTCGTTCGTATATTTACGATTAGCAAACGCTACTTTTTTTGGTGACTGCATTTCTTCAGCCATAATTGTATCAGACATTTACTGTCTCCTTTTCTGGGGCCACCGTAGCCGTGTTAGGGGGATGGGTAAGCCAGTTAACGCAACAAATTTATGCTGCTGTTGCGTCAGCATTTTGCTTGTTTAGTTTAGCAAGCAAATCTTCTTCAATTCCTGTGTTATCTACTTCATCATAATCTGTGTAAATAACTCCGTCTTCTGAAATCATTCTATGGTTTTCGTTAGTAAGAGTATAGAGAACCTTTTCTTTATTCGGGTTTAGAATTGCTTCTTTAGCATCCTTGACACGTTTCCATTCACCCCGTTCAAAAATAGCATGGTTCCCAGTAACTTTAGTAGTTCCATAATTATACCATGTTTCAACAAGACCATCACCTTGGATTGTTGAGTTTACATGTCCACCAAGTTTAAGTTTGTCACCAATCTTAATACTTTCAATATTTTTAGTTGTGCCGTCTTCCATAATAAATTTAACACCTGCAGCAAAACACTTTGAGCCGCCGCTATCGCTATCACTATCACTGCCGTCAGCATCACCACCACTGGTGGTATCGCTGCGTACACCCTCGTAGCCCTTTCCTTCTGCGGGAACACTGCTAAATGTTTCATCTTCATCTGCCGCAACTTCAGCTGTAGCGTCTTTAATTGCCCTATCAATAACAGAACCGGGTGTATATCCAGTCTCACTGTCCTCGTCTCTATCACCAAATTTTCCAGTTCTCTGTGCTTCACGAACTGCCATGGCACGTTCAATGTTTTTAACTTGCTCTTTAGCATAAGCCTCGTTTAAAGACTTATTTGTTGCACCAGCAGATTTAAAACCATTTATTTTATCAATTAGATTTTTAACAGATTTCGCTGTTGTTCCCGTAAGATTGGTACGAATTTCATTGTAGACCGAAGCAGGAATAGAAACTTTAGTATCGGTAGTTTTGTCTACAACAGTAGCAGATTCATCCTTACCTAATTTTGTAGGTTTACCACCAAACAAAGACTTCACAGCACCTGCAAAACCAATATTTTTTACCATGTTAGGAGTCATTTGGTCAAATGTTAAACCGTATGTTGTACCACCAACAACATTGCCACCTTCGACAGTGCCACCAAGTGAAATAGTTGAACCTCCATATTTAGAGTCATCACTATCGTCTCTGCCACCGCCGCCTTCTTCTGTTACCTGTGTTCTACCTACAGTGGTTGGTGTTTGTATTGTTTCTTTCGCCTTTTCTTGTGGGTAAAAACCTTCAGGAATTGGATATATAGGTTTACCATCTATAAAAGGTATTTGACGTATTAAACCCTCGTCATTTACAAAAGTTCTAAGTTCGTCATAAGAACCCGTTGGAGATGGAATAATGTCTTCAAAAGTTGGACCTTTATATTCTGGCGGTGTATACGTTGGTGGTCTAAATTGTTGCGCAGAAGGAACTGATACAACACTAGGAGTTACTTGTGATACTTGCTGACCATACTGAGACAGATAAGAGGGTTGTGTGTATACTCCGGGTACGTAGCCGCCAACTTGCATTTCTAATGGTTCATCATCTTCAATATCAAGGTCATATATGTCAAACGGCAAATCATCAGGAATAGTGGCTTCTTCTGAGTTGCCCATTTGACCCATGGCTTCCATTTGTGCTAAACCCTGTTTTGCATCTTGTCGCATACTCATAAGGTTTTCAAGACCAATGTAACGCACAACGTCAGCAGGAAAAACAAACTCACCTTCACTTAACTGTGCAGGAATGTCATCTCTCACTTCTTCTTGGGTAGAACCGGGTGGTACATCGTTACCAGATACAGGGTCTACTGTACCGCCTTCGTCTTTAAGGCCACCGTCCTCAAACAGTTCCATTTGTTTTTTAATCGACATTGACTGCATCCCTTAAATTTTTCATGCTACGTAATACAGCAATTGCACCCTGCGCACGATGCATAAGAATTGTATTATCACTCTGCTCAAGACCACGCTGATTTTGTTCAATCAACGCATCAAGATAATTATTGAAGTGGTCCCATTGGCGTTTGTTGCTGACCAACGGCTTGAGTTTGTGGAGGAGTTCCTTGTTCATTTCCGCTAAATCCTTGTTCGCCCGGTTGAGGTGCCATACCAACACCCATTGTTCCACCACCTGCACCTGTTGGGTCTGCTGCATCTGCACCTGCTACAGCACTTTGCTGTTGCTGCTGCTCCTGTTGCATACCCTTCATAATTTCAGCTTGGATAGCAGCATCATTCATGTTATTAGTTACTTTGTCAGGGTCAAGGTCCATTGACTTTGCAATCTCCCTTACAATGTACGGAAACTTTGCAAAGGGTGCGAGTGCTGGATTACTTGCTATTTGTAAAAATTGCATGAGACGCTGACTACGTACTTCATTTGCCATCAGGCTTTCTGTGCCACGTGCTTTAACTTCTAGGTCACCTTTAATTTCTGGGTCAAAGTCAAACTGCATATTAAAGCGAAACAGACCCTCACCAAGTGGTCGCAAAAGGTAGTCGTCTACATTCTTAATAACAGTTTTAATAGAGCCTTGAGCGGCACCCATCAACATTGAGATGCCACTAGCTGTACGACCAACACCTGTCACACCTGTTTGACCATGAGCAAATGATGGGAAGCCTGTGCTTTCATCTGCCAGTACACGTGCCTTGTCAAACATCATCATATTCTCTGAAGATACGTTTGGATACTTTGTACCAAACAAAGCCTGACCCGGTGCGCCACCCTGCCTACGGAATACCTTGCCCGGATATACAGTTAAATCTTGACCCGGTACTAAGTTTGTTTCATCTACTTCAATAAGCAAATTGCCTGACAACACAGCGTTATCAACTGCCATACGCATAAAACCATTCATCAGCGTTTGCGTATCGTCCATGTTTTCTGCAATACCAATACCAAAGAAAGAGTATGGGTTCAGTTCATATGGAGCAGCATGATATGGAATCTTAGCTGGCTTAAACGGGTTAAGCACCATGCGAAGCAGTTTATTGTTACAAATCCATACATTGGCTTGCAGTTCGTCAAACTCTTTCAGTTCATCTGGAATATCTACACCCTGCTCTTCAAGCATATCGGTATCAACCATACCCCAATACTCAAGAACTTCAAAACGCTCAATGCCATGTTCTGGTGCATAATCTTCTAGGTCATCTTCCCAATACTTCTTCGTGTAGTTTTCACCAAACATAATGGCTTCGTCAATAACCTGACTGCGAAAGTATGGACGCTTTTTAAGCTGACGCATCTGAGAACGCGACATCTTGTGGCGTTCAATTACAAACTGTGCTTCATCCATATTGTTTGCATCTGGGTCTGGAAAGAAGTTCCACACAGATACGTGTGATACCTGCGGCATTGTTTTAAAAACTGGGTCATATTCACCGTCTTCATTCCAGTTAGGATATTCTTTATCTACAGCAAACGGGCCTTTCATTACTCCCGTACCAAACAAGGCTATCTCAAATGCTGTGCTACGCAGATACTTACTTGCGCTAGACTCTTGCAACTGGTCATGTACCTTCTTCTGCATCTTCTTAGCAGCAATCATTGCTGGACTAAATGTAATAGCAGTGGGTGTAGTACCCGGACCTTTTTGTAATTTGTCTTCTACAGGAGAAAGTTTATTTTTGAGTGCGCCAAGGCGTTCAAGAAGACTTTTAGCTGTAGCACCTGCTGGCAAGTCTTGACCATCACCCGGATAACCATAAGGGCTTTCAAGTTCCTGCCTTACCTCATCAGGCATCTGAGGGTCAAAGTGTACATCACCCTCTACGCCTTCTGGCAGTTCTGTTGGCTCAATGGAAAGAGGAAATTGATTATTTGCAAATAGTACGTCAGCAATCTGACCATATGCTGCAAGTGTTTTTGTTTTTGTAACTTTAATAAATACACGAGACTTTTCTGCCTCAGTAAACTGCACGTCAGGACCGTACAGACCACGATAATTACGATATGCTTTCAACCAACGCTCTTCATCGTTGTACCGATAATCTTCAGCACGTTGATATTTCTCCATAATAAATCCGACAATGCCAGAAACCTCAGCATCTTCTTGTACAGAATTATCTGTGTCTTCTAATGCAATAGCATCGTCTTCAATCATGATTTCATCATCAGCCATTACACTTCCTTTGCTCCTACAACAGTGCAGGTATAGTTTACAGACTTCCAACCACCATCTTCTGGCAACTCTTCATGCAGTAATTTCATCTCTATACATTGAGGCTCTTTTTCAAACCACTGAATAGTTTGCGTTGCACAAGAACTTGTGTCACATACCGTTAATATAAGTGTCCAAATTACGTTCATACTAATATCCAAATGTTGAATCAGCTACTCGCATACCTGTGCTTGGCCTACCCATAGGGTCATAATCAAATATGCTAAATCTTGGTCTTGACATTATACCATACCGAAGAGCATCATACAAGTGGTCTTCAGACGTTGTATCAATGTCTTCTGGGTTTTTCTTGTCAATCGGTAATGCTGGGAGTTGCGAAACCAGATTGGTGCAATGGTTAAAGATAACAAGTCTTGGCTCCTCTGTGTACTCATCTACCTGAAGTCTGCGGTGTACTTCGTTTTTACCTGCAACACGACTACCCCTACTTCTGTCAGAAGGTCGCCACCTACAACCTTTTTGAATCATTTGTTCAGCAAGGCTAGGACCAGTATCCCCGCGCTTATGCCAAAGAGAAGAGTCAAGAACTCCGTATTTAATGTTTCCATCTTCTGCCTCTAAATCCAGTATCATTTCTGCTAAATCTGTTGCAAGTATTTTTGATACGTATAGTTCTCTGTAGACAACCAACTGTTCTGATGGAGAGACTGCAAACCAAAGTACGCCACTATAAGACCCATAGCCATAATCGCAAGCACGAAACTTAACCCAGTTACTAGGGATACGATAAGGCTCAACAACATGAACATTGCGGTCAAACTCAGTAAAGGCCGCTCCTTCTTTAATATCCCAATCACCTTCCAACAACTGCCTACGCTGCTGTTCAGGAAGGGACAAGAGCATTGCTTCGTAGTCTCCTGATTCAGAAAGATATGGGTTGTCTGCCAATCTTGCTGGGATAAAGCGTCTCTTAAATAGAGGTTTTCCGGCTTTGCTATGCCCAGCGGGGTAACGAAGCACTTCTGCTGTTTCAATATCGGTAGCATTGAATGCTTCTCCGTAGGCGGCTGGGTCAATAAACATTTTCTTTACCCAGTGGTGTCCTCTACCGCCGGGGTTTGTAGTAGCCCTCATAAAGATAGGCAAGTCAGTGGCAGTGGACCGTAGACGACTTCGCATGTAATTCCATGCATATGGTGTGGCCCATTGTGTCAGTTCGTCAAAGCCTATCCAGCTAAATGCTAGACCCTGATAACGCAAGACATCCTCATCCCTGTCTAGGTAGGACATCCACAACCTTGCGCCAGATGGCGCGGTCCACTGCATCTTTCTTTCTGACCACTTAATACCGGGCCAGATTTTTGGGTACAACTCCTGCGATTTAAAAATAAGTTCTCGCAGTTCTTCTGTTGTATGTCTTAGCAACAATCCACTGAACTGTGGATGTCCCATGTAACGTAATGGGTCAGCAAGCATAGCATATGACTTACCGCCCCCTGCACTACCGCCATATAAAACTTCACGTTCAGATGCGGCAAGAAACTCTGTCTGTGGTCCGGGGTTAGGTTTAAAAAGCACATTAGCGTGTTCTTCTACCGCCTGTGTTTCGTACCCTACCTCTTTAACCTCACCCGTTAGTTTTTGCGCCTGTTCTTTCTTCTTCAAGGGCTTGCGCTTTGGCGATTGCCGTTTGCGCATATTCTGCCCACTTGCGGAGGCTTTTAGCTTGGTTCTTACGCTGTCGCTCATATTGTAACCGCTTTCTTAATCCTACATGCGATATATATCTGCCGCTATTTGTACTAAGCCAATTGGCTACCTCACGATAGCTATATTGATTTGTGTATGCCCTAGCCTTTTCAAGCAAATCCAATTCAGCTGGAATGGGGTCAAGAATATCGGGGTCGTCTTTGTTTTGCTTGTAACCAAAGGGTACAGTCCTAGCAATACGAGGAATCTGTACCCATTCGTTTTCTTCTTTGATGTCTGTTGGCTGTGGTAGCTTCCACTTGCCTATGCTTCTAGTCATTATCTTCTATCGGTGCTTTTGCTGGCATTAACATAACACCACCTGCTGCCTCTACTTGCACCTTCTCTGTTTTAATCAGACCTGTTCGGTCAAGCAGTTCTTTAGCTGCTGACATCTTATCACGGATACCAAGTTCAGTTGGGTCATACAATCCACCCACCATAGCCATAGCAGCCTTTGGCGCATTACGGGCCATATACATCTGCGTGGCTTCAAGGATTTCTTCCTTTAAACCACGTACAATAGATGTAGTAGGTGTGTTTTCTGAATAGCCAGCAAGTTTTTTAGCGGCGACTACATCACCACCTGCCTCTTCAAAAAGGACATCAAGAAACTTTTGCTGTCTCTCATTTAATTGCCTAGCCATTTACTCGCCTTTATGCATCATGTTTGCAAGTTTGACACTACGTGATTTTACCTGAGTTGCCCACCTGCTGTCAAGCATTTCTTTTGCTGCAATGTCAAATTTATTTTCTTGTATAGCAGCCCACATATTTTTAAATTTAAGCAGACGTGGTACACCCATATTAAATGCCATGTCTATAAGTACAAGCTGACGCACAGAGTCGAGTGTGTCCACGCAAGGTTGCGCTGCTAACAGTTCCTTTTCAACAATCTGTACGTCATTCTTTGCTAGATATACCGCTTCATCTTCCGAAATACCACGGTCTTCTAGGTTTCTTCCAATGCCAATTGTCAGGATTCCTAAAGTATCTTTATAGGGTTTTAGTTCCAATCCTTCGTGTTCAATTAACTTTTGGATTAATTTTTCTCTATCATACTTCATTTTTTAGATTCCTGACCCATCCATATACCAAACACACCCGTCATAACACCCATGATAACAGACACAAATGCAGACTGTTGGGTTGTAGGGTCAGGCAAAGACATGTACCATTCGGCACAACGCCAAGACATTATAACTGATGCAAGCATGGTTATACGTGCAATTAGGTTATACTCTATGAGAGATTTAAACCAACTCATTATTTCTTACCAAAAAACTTTGTGGCAGAACGAACACCAAAAGATGCAGCAACAATAACACCAAGGGAGTATTGATACCAATCTGGCATCGCCTCAAGCTGTGCAAATCCCTGCTCAACAATACCTTCCATACCCGGAATGAATGCAAGGATAAGTGGGACACTAAATAGAATTACAAGCCATTCATCTTTCCACGAGGATGCACTACCTTTAATGGCTTCCAAATCCCAATCAATTTCAGCATTTGCTTTACGTTCATATACAATGGCTTCTGCTTTCTTTTTTGCAACTTCAGCTTCCGTTTTAGCCTTGCCCTTTTCTACATGACCTTTTAGCCATGTTCCGGCAAGTTCTGCAACAGGACCAATCAATAAATTTAACATTACGTTCCTCGTCTAAATCTCGCAGTTTTCTTTGCAATTTTTTTAGGTTGTTTTACAAACTGCTTTCCCGCTTTTGTACCTTCTCTTTTTGCTTTAGTTGTAGCAGCATATTCTGCACTTGTCAATGACTTTATTGCTTTTTCAGGAAGATATCTCTCTCCCGTTTTAGATGACGGCTTTCCGCTTTTAGTTCGCCACTTTTGTTTTGTCCATGATTTAAGACTTTTTTGAGATTTTGAAAGTGCCATTATTCCATTGCTTTCTTAATAGCGTCTAGAGTATCTCGTATTGTTGGCGGTCTTGCTTTATTAGGTTCATACTTGCACATTAACTCTTGGGGAAACCATCCGCTAGTATCCATGTATACTACTTCTTGCGTATTGTTTGGACCTCTGTATACACAGACTCTGGAATCATCTATGGTTTCGCAACCAACCAAACGACAGTTTACATAGTCTGGTATAGTCTCGCTTGCTCGTGCGTCAAGCCCCTTTAAGAACATTACAAAGAAATATAAAAGCAACGCACCAATACATGCCAGTATACTTAAACTGATTATTTCAGTAAACTTACGCCGCTTCTCACGCTGTTTGTAAATTGTTTCCTGCCGCTGCTTACGAATTTTACCTTCCGTAGCAACTAAGTCTTGCCATGCTTTAGGGCCAAGTGTTAAGCTAATCCAAGATTTTAATTCATCCCGCTGTTCTTGCGCTTTTCTTTTAGCAGTAAAAACTTCTAATGCTTCTTGTTCTACAGTTTTTCCTGCAAACATCTTTTTAAATATCGGCGGGTTCTTGGCTTCTTTCTCTGCCTGTTCCAAATCTGACAAGGCACCCATCCAGCGTGACAAATCTCCTGCCATCTGCTCAATGTCACGCCCTACCATAAAACCACTTTTAAGTGCTTTAAAAGCGGCAGAGGCTGTTGCCATTGCGGTAATCGGGTCCATTAGTATACTCTCACTGTGCCTGAATCAATACTTTTTGGTAAACAATAGGATGTTATTTTACTTCCTTGCTTGTGCAATTTTTGTGCATACCAAAGACAATCATTCAAATCTTTGAAATACAAATCGTTGCTTACTAATTTTTTATCTTCCCCTATTCCAATAAAAACAAACAGGAGAAAAGCGTGAATCACTTGTAACCGCCGCCAGCTTTCTTATAAGCTGCTGCAAGCATCTGGGCTTTACGAGCCGACCATTGACCGGGTGCGCCACCTTTGCTACCAGCTTTAATGCGATTAAACTGTTGCTTCCTCATTCCCGGCTTAGTGTAGTTGCCAGCTTCGTTAACTCTTGATTTGCTCTTTGGCGCACCGCCTTTCGCAAGGCCAACCGTTCTAGTCGATTTCTTTTTCGCTGTAGTCGGTGAGGTTTTTTTCCTTGCTGGGGGTTTTTTAGAGACACGCTTCATCTCCTATCTCCTATGAATGTGCGGGGTCAAATAACTCTTCTGCTGCAACAACAACAGTAAGAGTATTTCCTGTGGCTGCGGCAATTATAATTTTATCTTCCGCATGAAGAAATAAAGGTTTGTCTACAGTGAATACAGACTCAATAGATGAACCGCCTACTGCATGAGTTGACACAAGAGTATGTGTTGTATTTGTTGACTTCTCATAATACTTCAGTGTATAATTACGATTGCTTGAATCATTGTTTGCAATCATTAAATGTTCTACATGAGAAGAAAAGTTTTTTGGCACTACATAACAATCTGTATCCGATGTTCCAGTCAGAGATGTTGCATGTGTTATAAATTTAGAAGCACCGTTACGTAAAGGCATTACTTATTCCAGTCTAATATTTGTTTGTGTTTGTGCCAGAACCAATTGCCAATATAGGTAAAGGGCTTACCTATGTGTAAAAAACTATATGATAGCTTAATGACTAAATTCTTTTTCACGGCTTGACCAGTAATTGTAGCCATAGTCATGTAAGATTTCAGTTCCTTCTGGTATATCCTGCAACGCAAAGAAACGTATGTAGTCACCGTCTTCTTCAAAGATTTCCCATTCTGCATTAGGATTACTGGAATGGTTGTATACCATGCCAAGCCCCAATACAATAATGTATGCAGTTTCATCCTCAGGGTGTTCAAATACATAATCATGCAGGACACATGATTCCGTAAAGTCGTTTTCATCTGCGACAAGATAAAGACAAAGTTCAATAGTTTGCCCTGCAGAAATATCTTCGCAGGTAAAAACACCTTGTCCATGTAATTCTGAGGATGAAACATAAAGCATACCTACTTCTTTTTCTTGGCCATGCCGCCACGCATCATTTTTTTCTTAGTCATTTTAGCCATGCCACCGCCCTTCATCTTTTTCTTAGCCATGCCACCGCCGCGCATCATTTTTTTCTTTGCCATTTTTGCTTTACCCATTGCCATGTCGGAGTCTCCTTCTGTCTATAACTAGGCTTTGATAAACTTCGTCAGGAAAATATTTATAGTATCCTGACTTCTCTAAACTTACAGAAGCATCATCAAGTAGTGATAACCTCTGCACAAAGACCATGCAATAGACTAAATTTTCATCAGTTACATCGTCATCTAAAAAACCCAGACCTGCATCTGCTGCGTCATAGTCTGGATGAAACACCATCAAGTGCATATCAATGCCAGCAATAGATAATGCCTCGTTCATGCCATCACAAAAACCGTCTAGGTAATTCATGTCTGGCAATTCTTCTGAAGCCCACAGAACTATATCATAATCGTGGGACTCAAATGTCTGTACACAATCGACCAGTCCATCTAGCCCCGTGTTAATACTAAACTTAACTTGATTCTCTAACCATGCCTGTTTAGCGTAGGGACAGGGTGGAAGTCCATTGAGTTTCTCATTTGGCACTTCCAAAAACTCGTGTGACCATTTACGAATGTCAGCTTCTACTGGATGCACGTGTTTTCTTCTTCTGTGATTCTATAAAACGTCTGTATACATTAGCTGCTGCTGTTTTATTTGCAACTCTAGCCCGTTGCTCCATGGCTATCGCAGCTTGTGTTTTATGATTGTGACTTCTGCTAGATGCCTTTATTTTTCGTACAGATGCTTCTGCATCCTTTGCAGTAGTAAACTTCAAACCCTTAATAGTGCCTTTAGGATTCTCGTCCGTGTAAAGGTCACTATGTTTTTTACTTTTAGCGGGTTGGCCTTTTTTTCTTGGCACTCTTGGGTTTGACATTTTTAATTACCCCAGACAAAACTTTGGATTGTTTAGCATGGGCATTTGAAGCCTTCTTCAGTTTACCCGCTACACTTTTTAGTTTTTTTAAATTATTATTTTTCATAACTATCTTCTATGCAAGAGGATTACGCTTACGTGCATTCCTTGTACGTGAATATGACCTGTTTTTGCTGGCACTAGCCGTAGTTAAATTACTACGCCTGTTGTCACGAGGATTACCATTCTTGTGTGCTACATCCTTACCTGCTACCTTTACGCCAGACTTCTTCATTGCAGCACGTGCAGCATTACGACTAGCCCTGCGTTTTTTCTGTGCAGGTTTAGAGTGGTAGTTAGCGTATTCACTTTTGTAATTACGTAGCGGCATTACTTACCCGTAATTTTTTTGTAGGCTTCCATACCTTTTGGTCCACTAGCTTTCAATGCTTTTAAGCCAGGATTATCTTTTACCACACCACCTGCAGCATAGTTATGTTTCTTACCACCTGACATACCACCGTATGCCATTTCTGCTTTCTTCATTTTTTTCTCCAGCTTATCTTTAGGCATTGATCCAATACCAATAGATACTACAGTTACCATGTCATCTTTTTTCTTAGCCATTAGTATTTTCCCTTACGAGATTTAGGACTGGACTTTTTACTGCCACCTTTACCAGCCCATAATGTTTTACAGGCCCAGTAACGTGCAGTCAATTTATCTTTAGCTGTATCACACTTATGTCTTGCCCGAAATGATTTACGGGCTTCATCACTATAGTTGTGACCATAACCCGTAGCACCAAAGTGAATCAACTTAACCTTGTCACCATCTTTAGCAAGAACCATCATCTTCTTGCCTTCACGGTTTGACTTTATAGGTTTATTGTAACCAGGAAATTTAATGCCACGATATTCAATACTCATACTGAATCTACCAATTCACATTTGAAATAAAATTTGTGTGGTACAGGTGGCAACATAGGCATAACATCGTTTACAATTTCATCAACACGAACTTTACACTCTTGTTCTGTATTGTGTAGACCACGATTATCCGTAAATTCTATACAATTATTTGGTGCCATTATATTGCATACTATTACCATCGCTTTCAGCATTGTCTGTCCATCCTTCCATTCGCATAGCCCACTCTACGTGTTCCAGTGTGAAAGGGCGGCCATAATGTGCTTCTACCGCTTTTCGTACATAAAATACATCACTGTGAGGTATATGCAACCTATCTAATGTGTTATTTCTAATAGCATCATAGAATGCTTCAATAACATTGTCTGTGTATAGTTTTACAGATTTCTTTGGCATTGTCAACTACTTTTTTATGAAAATACAAAATTGGTCCCTATACGGGTATAGTAGGGTACATAAGATGATATATTAGATGTTTATCATATAATGTATTTAACATCTTATGATATTACATTATATGTTTATTTATTATATGTATTAACATTTAATGTAATCATATAATGTAGTTCCCGTTATATGTCTATAATTATACCACACTTGTCAAGTTC